CACGGCAAATTTAATTTATTAAAGTGGGACAAACAAGAAAGAAAATACTACCCAATAGAAATAAACTTATATGAAAGAGGAGAAATAAATGACTATTGATTTTGAAAAAGACCAACAAGATGCAATGAAGAGAACAGATAGTTTATATTCATTAGCAGATCAAGTTGAAAAATTAGAGGCAATGCAACAACAGCTTGAGAAACAAGAAGAAGCAATTAAAGAAAAGAAAAAACAAATACAACACATATCAGGAGAGGTTATACCAACCATGATGTCTGAGATGGGTTTGGCAGAATTAAAATTACATGATGGATCACATCTAAAAGTTTCAACGTCGTATCGTGCAACCATAACGGAAGCAAATAAAGAATCGGCGTTTAACTGGCTTCGTGAAAATGGCCTAGGCGATATAATCAAAAACGAGATACTCGTATCGTTTGGTCGTAACGAAGATAACAAGGCGGCTGATTATGCCGAACTTGCAAAGAGCAATGGGTTCCAACCGACACAAAAGATGAAGGTAGAGCCCATGACTCTAAAAGCGCTAGTCCGTGAGCGTATTGAGGCAGGTAAAGAAATGCCAACGGAAATCTTCGGGGTGTTCTCGGAGAATAAGACAACAATAAAAAGGAACAAATAAACATGAACCAAGTAACAGAAAAAAAGAATGGTGCATTAGCTACATTTGATATGGAAGCTGACGCACAACAAGGAGCCCAGAATATATCGCAGGAAGATCTTGCGTTACCGTTCTTAAAAATTTTGGGACAACTATCTCCAGAGGTTAACAAAAGAGATGGTAAATATGTTGACGGCGCAGAGCCAGGCAAAATCATAAACACTGTCACTAATGCATTGTACGATTCTATAAACGTCGTGCCGTGTCACTACAAGAGACAGTACATAGAATGGCAAGACAGAGGCACATCAACAGGTGCTCCTGTTGCGATACACGATGCAGATAGTGATATCGTAAGTCAGACAACTAGAGGTAAAGATTATAAGGATAGATTACCAAATGGTAATTATCTTGATAATACAGCTAGTCATTTTGTACTTGTAGTCGGTGATAACCCAGAGACAGCTTTGATATCTATGAAGTCTACTCAATTAAAAGTTAGTAGAAAATGGAACTCAATGATGATGGGTTTAAAGATGCAGGGTAAAAATGGATTGTTTACTCCGCCAACTTACAGCCACATTTATAAACTATCAACTGTTCAGATGTCTAACGACAAAGGAACATGGTTTGGTTGGGATGTATCAAAGGTTGGACCAGTTACAGATAGAGGTATCTATGACATGGCAAAATCTTTTGCAGATTCTGTAGGTAAGGGTGAGATAGAAGCAAAACCTGAAACTCAAGAACAAACTAAAAAATCTTTAAATTTATAAGATCCTAGGTAGTGGGCGTCTAAGCGAGAGTGGATACGCCCACTTTTAATTTATGAATGATAAGATTATTAAAGCACCGATTACGTATGAAGATTGGATAGATCTGGGACGGGTGATCATACCCTGCGATACAAAGCAGGCTGTGGTCGAGAAATGGTCCGATCCAGATTTTAAGATTACGAAAGAAGAATGGAGAATAGAACACGCAACAAAACAGATAGGACTCAGACTTGATCAATACATAGATTTTGATATTGATAATCCTGTCGTTAAAAGATTTACAAGTGACCACATAAAATCATGTGGTGCAATATTTGGTAGAAGAAATAACCCATCAAGTCATTACCTTTGGTCTGGTACATCAGACTATAAAAAATTTGCATTACCAAAAGAATTAGAAAATTATTACAAAGACTATGGTCATGGTGCAACACTTTGTGAGATAAGACATGGCGCAAATAAATATACATTAGTTCCAGAAACAAAATATCATACAACAAACGAGGTTGTTAAGTGGGTTAAGTATGATGGCATAGATGAATATCCAGGTAATATAAAAGTTGATCTTGGTAAGATTGCTTTAGCCGCAGCTCTCTGCATTACATACGCAGGTTCTGGACAAAGAGATGATTACTGCACTGCAATGGCAGGGGTATTATTAAAACACACAGAGTGGAGTGTCGATGATATAGATGACTTTGTATACAAGATTGCAATCGCAGCAAAAGATGAAGAGGCAGAGAAAAGAAAAAGAAAAGGCACAACACATAAGAAAGCAAACAGAAAATTTGGTATGCCAAAACTTGCAGAGATTATCGGGTGTTCAACAAAAACAATCGCAACAATATTTAGTTGGATTGGTGTACAAGAAGCTACAAGCGAAGAGGCAAAACAATCTATCGGACAGATAATAGAATATGGCAGTGATAGATATTTTGTAAAAATAAATGCTGTGGTGCAGGGAGAGGCTGTTGAGAAAACAATTACAGTAGATGGTCCTACACTTAGAAACAAAAAACTATTTTATGATTCTGTAATCAGTAAAGCATCAGTATGGATACCAGAAATGAAAGCGTCAGACTTTGAGGAGATCATGCGTAGAAAGTATGAGGCGAGAGAAAAGTCTACAAACTATGTAGAAGAGGCAGAAGAGGATTTAAGATTTATAAAACATTTTAAAAATTATATTGGGGAAGAGAAAGCGTATACAAACAAAAAAGAATTAGCTTATTTTGGCATGCCATACTACAATGCGCAAAAGAATATATTAGAGTTTAATCTAGATAAATTTGAAGACTATCTACACAAACAAAAAGTAAATCTGGCACGTGTGGATCTTGTGATAAAATGTCAGAACATATTAAAAGCAAAAAAAAATCACGGCAAGTATGGTGAGAAATCTTGTGTATCATGGCGTATGATAAATCAAAAAATAGACAAAGAAGATCTGATAGTAGAGGGTGAGTATCAGGAGGTCACAGATGAAACAACCTAAGTTTATATCAGGACCACCAGGGACAAGAAAAACCAGTAAATGGATTGTAGATAAATACAAAGAATTATTAATAAAATATTCTTATAACAATATAATAATATTATCACATACGAACATTGCAGCAGATGAGATAAAAAGAGAAATACTTAAACTACCAGAGATGGAGGGTGTAACAAAAAAAGCAATGAAATATAAAATTTGTACAATACACTCTTACTGCAAGAGCAGATTAGTTGGCCGTAAAGAAGTATTTGATTATGAAGACCACATGAATCTAACAACAATAGATTCTCTTTTTAAATTACAGAGAGTGACTGAATCAGAGTTTAATGCTGATAAACATAAATTTTATAGATACCTGGCTGATGCACATGGCAGAGGTAACACATTGAAAGAACATTGGAAATCATGTGATAAGAATACATACAAACCATACAGCTTAAACTCTATTGAACAGATGCAGTTTCCATATGCGCAATACAAACATGATAATCACGTCTGTGATTATGCAGATATGATACAGGAATTTATCGATAAGGCTGTTGAGCCAGACATAGATGCTTTAATAGTTGATGAGGCACAAGATAGTAATGTGCCACAGAGGCAAGCATTGGATAAGATGGCAACAAAAGCAAAAGAATATTATTTTGTTGGTGATGCTGACCAAACCATATTTGAGTTTGCAGGATCAGATGCAGATTATTATCACAGACTGTCAAGAGACGCAGAAGAATTAAAACAAGGGTGGCGATGTGGACAGACAATAACTAATTTATGTAAAAGAATTATTAGACCTATATGGGAAAACTACGGATATGAGAGAACCTGGAAACCAACAGATGTGATAGGCAATCATTATCATCTGCCTAGTTTAGATAAAAGATGTAGTGCCATGACTGCGTTGTTAGATAAAATAAAACATACTAATGAGACTTTTTTATTTACTTATCGCGGCACGCCGTCAGATTCATGGGTCAAAAAATTTTTTAAGCAACAGGGTATAGAGTTTGCACACGTAGGGAACACGGCCCACGTACCAAAGAAAGAATTAAGATGCCATAAACTATGGCCAGAGTTCTGCAGAGGAACACCGATGCCATTGAAGCAGATAAAAGATTTCTGGCAATACATGGGTAGCAAAGTGATAGTGCATGGTAGAGGCGAGGAGAGTTTTGATGAATGGGTTGATAGAGAATATACGATAGATTACATGATATATCATAAATATCTAAAAGAGAATGCCGGAAGAGAAGGAGACTTTGCATTAATAAGAAAGAAGACAGATCCTGATAGATTAATCTACATTAGAAAGATTCTAAACAAGGGATACGACGATGGGGAGGTCAGAGTAAAATATGCAAACATACATACCGTAAAAGGTTTGACGTTTGACAATGTTGTTGTTGATCTGACAGCAACAAGACAAGAGGATTATTTTACACAACTCAGATTAAAATACGTTGCATACAGCAGAGGCAAGTTTGATTGTTGGACTGTAGCATCACAAGGTAAATATACGTTAGGAGTAAGATGAAAAAGAAAAATGTTTGGGACAAGCAGCACGGCGGGAGCCACTATCAAAAGTATGTCATACAGCCGAGCAAGTTTGTGGTTGAGAATAAATTGCTATATCCTGAGGGGTGTGCTATAAAATATATCATACGTCATCAGGACAAGAATGGTAAAGAAGATTTATTGAAAGCAATACATTTTATAGAGATGATTATAGAGAGGGATTATAATGTGTAAGACACCAGAGGATCTAGATCTAAACGGTATCGATACGGTTGCGATAGATATAGAAACCTACGATCCGAATCTTAAAACAAAAGGTTTAGGTGCCATACGTAATGATGGTTTCATATGTGGTATCGCTGTTGCGACTGAGAATGATCTTGCATACTTTCCTCTACGTCATTCTGATATATTTATAGATTTTAAAAGAGATGAAAAAACTTGGAGTGTTCTTAATGAAAAGATATTTCAAAACGAAAACATTACAAAAGTATTTCACAACGCTATGTATGATGTCTGTTGGATTAGAGCGGTTACAGGCATGATGATAAAAGGTAGGATTGTTGACACTATGATAGCCGCATCTGTTATTGACGAAAACAGATTTAAATATTCATTAGATGCACTATCAAAAGATTATCTTAACGAAGAAAAATACAAATACGATCTACAACAGAAAACATTAGAGTGGTCTGGTGGCACAGTCAAGGACCCAATGACTAACATGCACAAACTTCCTGCATCAATTGTAAAAGATTATGCAAAGCAAGATGTAAACCTGACTTATAAATTATGGAAGTTATTCAATAAAAAAATAGACGAAGTATTATACATTAAAGATGATGGAGAACAAAAAACTTGTAGACAAATATTTGAATTAGAAACAAAATTATTTTTATGTTTGGTTGACATGAAATTCAAAGGCGTTAGAATAGATGTCGCAAAAGCCATCCTGTTTGGGAGACACCTCAAAAAACGTAGAGACCAGATAGTAAAAGCAATAGAAAGTATAACAACGATACACGTTGACATCTGGGCTGCAGCATCAATCAAAAAATTATTAGATCATCTTTGTATAAAAGATTACAAAGTCACTCCTAAATCTAAGATGCCACAATTACCAAAAGATTATCTAAGGACACACAATAATAAATGTTTACGTATGATTGCAAAAGCAAGAGAGTATGACAAAGCAGTCAATACTTTTATAGATGGACTATTAGATTATGTACACGAAGGTAGAATACATGCAGATATAAATCAGATAAGATCAGACTCAGGTGGCACGGTCACCGGCAGGTTCAGCATGTCTAATCCTAATCTACAACAGATACCGGCCAAAGGTTATATCGGTGGCAAGATGAGAGAATTGTTTATACCAGAAGATGGTTGCGAGTGGGGTAGCTTTGACTATTCACAACAGGAACCACGTATTGTGGTGCACTATGCTATAAAATTAGGTCTGCCAGGCACAGAGAGCCTGCAGGAAGAATTTGACAGGGATGATGCAGATTTTCATCAGATAGTCGCTGACATGGCTAATATATCCAGGAAACAGGCAAAAACAATCAATCTAGGTCTGTTCTATGGTATGGGTAAGATCAAACTACAGAGAGAATTAGGTCTAGACCAGAGACAAGCAAAAGAATTATTTAACGAATATCATGGCAGGGTGCCATTTGTACGTCAGCTGTCACAGGAACTCATAGCATTTGCAAAAGAAAATAGATTGCTATTTACATTACATGATAGATTCTGCAGGTTTGATAAGTGGGAGACGACAAACAAAGAATGGAATCCTGAGACAAATAGATTTAACGAGGTCCCTCTATATACAAAAGAGCAGGCAATGGAAGCATTCAAAGCAGAGATGCTGGATAAGTATAAGGAGAACAAGATAGATGCAAACTATATGGATTATTTTGATAGATATTATACGCCTGCATTTACATACAAAGCATTAAACAGATTGATACAAGGATCAGCCGCAGATATGACAAAGAAGGCTATGGTAGATTTACATGAGAAAGGTATAGTACCACACATACAAATACACGATGAGCTTTGCTTTTCGATCACGGACCACGAACCAGAGCTTATCAAAAATATAATGGAACAAACGATACCTCTTGAGGTCAAGAACAAAGTTGACTTTGAATCTGGACCAAATTGGGGTACAATAAAATGAGGATAGATTATGGCATATTTGAACGCAAACATACCCCCAGTTTATGCACAGATAAAAAGAGAATATTTATATGATCTTAAAAAACATCATGGTGAAGTTGAAGACTGCATCATCTTTGGTATGTCAGCTCTTACTGGAAGGAGTATACTGTGGCATGCTATTATGGAAAATGGTGCAATATTTTATCGCCTACCAATTAGCGCGTTTATTCAAAAGGGATTTGAACCATCCAG